GCCCCTTCTGTAGCCTGACTCAAGAGTCTAAAGCTACCCAACTCACTTTTACCTTTCGGTGACCGGTGAAGTCCGGTTGTGTGGAGTTGCCGACTAGCCAGGCGTATAGCCCGGCGTATCCAGCAAGCTGCACCTTACCTCTAGAGTTTACCTCTGTAGGTAACCGATACTCACGTCGCTGGAGATCTGAATTCCAGCGAGATTGACACGTGAAGCCTTTCTTCGATGACGGGAGACCGTCATGTCCAAACGGTACATGCCAATAATCTTTCGCGAGCTCGAGAACTGACTCAGCACTTAAGGTTAGTTGCCTTTCGTGCAACTCTTTGCCATTGTTGTAAAGAGAGAGCCAGTCGGCAAGAGACTGAATCTGTGTCGTTTTAAAGCGCGTAATCCGAACATCGCGTCCGGAGTAGGTATAAGCCCCACAACTCTCTCTTATCGGAGTAGAGATGCAGGTCTTATCCGCGTTGACTTTAAAACCGCAGGCCTCTAGCATTTTGACGACATATGCTGCCGAACCTTTCGGTACGATAATATCGTCGCCAAACACGCGCAAAGGTTTATGTTCATCCAATGGGTGAATTGATGCTCGGGCGATTGCCCAAAACACCAATGTCTCTATTGGGAAACATAAAGCAGATCCCATGCTAGCAAAGCATTCGGGATTGACGTTCTGTCCATTAACCCGGACAAAACGCGAACGATAGCGCGTAACTAGATGGAAGAACCTCTTTGGGAAGAGGATCCGACAGAGTCTTTTGGAGACTAAATCGGATGCATCTTTTAAGTCGATCGTAGCGAGATCACTTCTCTTACAAAGGGAAGCATTCTTGCTTTGATTTCGAAAATCGATGCTCTTCCGTGTAAGTGAGCTGCTTCTTATAACCCCTTCGATTGTACTCCAAAGCCCTTGCTGGGCGAATTGGAATTCTTTCGACTCGACACATATAACCCGAGGGCTTCTGAAGTCTTTGGGTACACATATGGCCGAGGCTGCACCAACCCCCGTATGCAACGGAGCACTTGGTGTAGTAGGAAATAAGTGTTTTCGAGCAGGCGTGGATTCTTGCTGAACACGAACTTGGTCAGAATCGTATAGTCCGCCCAAAGATCCGGAGATAATTTTCCGAGATCCGTGGCGAGATCTTTCAATTCTGCCCAACTCTCGTTCGCATCGTCCAACACCAGGTTCGCTTCTGCTATGGTTGATGTGAGATTTTGTCTCATTTTGATCAAAAAATGCAGAAGAATTGCAGCTTGCTCTCTCGTCACATACTGACGGTTCGTGGGCTTGTTCATAAAGTCCTCCATTGTAAAAAGATGGAACCCTCCACATAAAAAGTCGAGGGTCGATACCAGGAATGCGATGAAAGAGCCACTTACGTGACCCTTTCTCCTTGCCAGAAACGGCGCCAGGTCCGTGCCTGCCCCATGGCTCAACTAGCCATTGTTCAAGCATAGGATCTAAGCGATCATCATCACCTACGACAGCCTTTATAAGTTGTCGTGCTCTAGATAAGAGCCACGAAGGTGCGGTGATAACAGGTTGGCCTGTTATACGCGACTGGAAGCTCGATAATGCTTCTTCGTCGCTAACCAGACAGCCTAAGTCACGTGCCTTTGAGAAGGCGAGAGTGACTTGCCGAATTGCCCAAAAGGCATAGGCCTGGTCACCCTCGAGCTCGCGCTCACATGAGAGGAATCTTGGCATACCGTCTTCCGCAAATAGTATCGCGAAAAGCGAATACATGAATTGTGGAAGCTCAGATCGCCAACGTTTTGCAAAGGTAGCCGGAACAGATAATTTTGTACCGGTAATTAGTGCCTTCTCAACAGCTTTACCCAATTTGG